CATAGCTCTGTTTCCTCACAATTTGAGTTTCAACCAAGCAAGCTCCCCCTAAAGGTCACTTACCAAACGAAGATCGCGTAGACCGCTCTGGATTTAGAACGGGCATACGAGGGTCTGAGTTACGCAAGTAAGAGTTGTCCACAGCCTTCATCTGACTTTGAGCCTGATCATTCTGTGCATCGCGTCTAGCTTGCATATTTTCGGTTGAGTTCTGACATAGCAATAACCCACCGACCTCAATATTGTCTGTAAATCGAGAATCGATATCAGACACAACTTGAAGGTTTGGATGATCTTCTGCACGAACAGGTGTCCAGCCCTCACGAAATTTAGAAGAAACATTCGTATTGTCAGTCTGTCCAAGAGTTGATGTGCGAACCCAACGGTATTCAATACCTTCTTTAGGTTCGGGGACAGGTAACATCGACGGTCTCTGCCATGACACCTTGCGTTTTGACTCTTCACGAGTCTCTGTAGTGCGTGAGTTTCGGTTCGACATTATTTCATTTCCTTCATTAATTGCGCCGCATATTGTTCATTTGACAGACCAAGTCGCTTGGCGAGAGCGACCTGCGTTGAGGTCAGTTGCACTTTGCGTGGTTTTTTACCGCTACGAGCGGCAGGGGCAACCACGTTGCCAGTCTGACGTTGGGGTGCTGATTCCTCAATAATAGGCCCATCATCAAACTTATCTGGAAACACGCGGCGAACCGCTGTGTCTATCTCACTGTAATACTGTTCGCTTCTTGGATCAATACCACTTTTTACAAGTTTTTCATGCAATCCATAAGCATACCCTGTCATCTCAGGGTCTTTCTCAAACCAATCATTACTTTTTGCCCACTCTAAAGCACGTTGATCAGGTTGAGCTGGACGCTGAACTTGCTGTTGATACTGAGGTTGTGGAGCTGGTTGTGGTCGCGGTTGAGGCTTGTAGCTTTTGTACCTCTCTTCTTCAGTAGCTAGTCTTGCAACCCTTTCATTAGCAGCAATCATAGCATCAGCATCGCCTATTTCATATGCTGCCTTAGCTTCCGACCTAGCCTTTTCTAGCTCTGCGGCTACACGTCCTTTTGCCTGATTAACAAGAACCCCTTCACCTTCTTCTAAAGTTTTACGAAGCCTTTCATTCTCTTGCTTAATCTGTTCAGCATACTTGAGAGCTTCTTCTTGAAGGTTCTGAGCCTCAATGCGTTGACGCTCTTTCTCCTGTTTTTCCCAAGATAACTTCTTGATTCGCTTTTGAACACCTTCACTATATGATTTTATCTCATCATCACTGTCTTCAACAGACTCATCTACGTCAGCATCCTTTGCCTGACGCGGTCTATTCTGATGTTCTGGCGGAAGATCATCTACAACTTCAATCTCAAAGCTATCATCACCATCGTCTTGGTTTGTTGTTTGTTTAGCAGAATCAATAGCCTCAGCCACTGTTTCCTCTTTGAACTCTTGTTCTTCAGCTAGATTGTTCATACTCTTGCATACCCCCTTGGATCATCGACAACTGCTTCAACAGTGTCATCGTTGATAAGTCTAAATTCTTTTCCATGAATTTTAAATCGAGTGCCTGAATAAGAGCGGAAGACTACAAAGTCCCCCTCTTGACAGTACGATCCATTTGGAAATTTATCTTTATCTGCGTAGGCATCTGGGCCTAGCTTCATGACAAAACCTATGATTGATGCCGTTTCTTCTGCGGCCTTGAGGCCGTCTGGCATAAAAACCCCACCTTCGGTTTTATCGCTGACTTCGGGTACGCCAATAAGAATTTTGTATCCTTGTGGCTTTGGTAATTTAGAGGCTACCTTCTCTTCTGTTGTTTTATTTCCTGTATACATTTTCTACCTTGCAGTGATTTAAAGGTTCACAGATACCTTGCGTGGACTACCCACGAAGTTCTCCCATTTATAGAATAACGAAAAAAGTTCTAAGTTTCAATATATCTCTTTTCGATATCCGCTAAGTCTTGCTTTATGTACTGCAATCCTTCGTTTCTTCCCACCAAACGATTGTACATTGCCATATCTTCAGCCTGACCAGATGCAAGAAAGGTTTTAATATCTTTCTCGTATTCTTCTATCTTCTTATTCAGAAGACTAAATAAGTCATCCATCTCCCTTTGTTAACTCCTTCGCTATTTCTATCCCCAATTTTGCGCCCTCTTTCTGATCACTACGTTGTGATTTATCCAGATCGGTGGCTAGTTTTACGCCAAGACGCGCCCCTTCGCGTTGGTTCTCAGCGGAAATACGTTCCTGTTGAATTTGTGCATTTGAACTTTTTGCCATTGCATCAAGTTGTAGCTTTTGCGTATCCATCTGAATCTTATGCTCAAGCTCTTTCTGCTTCATTTGTAATTCTGCTTGTTGCATTTGCACAACAGGATCTTGTTGTTGTTGTGCGATTTGCTGTTGTTGTGCTTCTGCCTGATCTTTTTGCAATAGTTTTTCTGCTGCATCTTTTGCTAGTCTTGAGATCTCTACTTCTACGTCCTCTGGTAATGGCTGATCTTCATTTGGCATTTCGACACCAAGCATCTTTTCAATTTCACGACGATACTGGAATGCAACATGTTCGGTAACATGAGCAGACATAGCCTGACCAATCGCCTGAGCGAACGGTGATTGACCCACCATCTCACGCATTTTAGGATCTTGTATTGCTGCCATATGCACAGCGATATGTGCTTCATGATCTTGGTATTTGAATGCTTTGACTGGTTCTTGTTTTAAGAGCATCATGTTTTCAGTCACAGGATCGGCTGGCTTTATGTCATCAGGTAGTTTGATGATGTCGCTTGCATCCTGTATTCCCAACACCTCTAGCATCTGACGATGCAGCTTCCCCATATCATATAATTGAGGAGCTTGTTGAGAAAGCTGCAACGCTGCCTGATACTGCATAATCCTTTGGGACATAGTCGCAGCATTGGGATCTGAGACAGGTATAACATCAACACGAGAATCAAAGTCTTTCTGCCTGTCAAAGTCCCCGTCCATCTCATAAGCATATTCTGCTGGCATGTAGTCGCGTATAATACGTGCCAACAATCGAAGCTCTTTCTTCATGGCTGCATGCATACGTGCTTGCACACCAGACATAACCTTCATACTGCGCTCCATCAGAGCAAGCGTTGTACCCACAGGTGCTTGTGAGTTCATGTCACCTACTTGAATATCCGCAACCGAACCAATGCGTCTTCCCTCTTCGACAATGTTTCCAAGTAAAGAGTAAAGTACACCTGACGGCTCTTTATAAGGGATGAACGTAATCGAATCACGGATAGCCCCACCCGGAACATCCACATCGCGGAACTCGCCCGGCATAAGAGGCGAGTCATCACCTTTGATACGAAGACCGCGAGCTTTAAGACCTGCTGGCAAATTAGATAATGTACCAGCATCAATGAGCTGACGCAGTATTGACGTAGCGGATTTAGCCAGACCACCAATGAGATGTATAAGTCCTGTGCCATAAAAACCAAGACCCGGTAAGTATTTGTAATGGACGAAGTGTAACCTTTTCTTTTTCTTTGCATCATCTTCGTACCAGTTTCTCCTAATCGATAGAATTTCACGAGAGGTTTTATCAATAGTAATAACGTATGGACGTGCAATACCATCAGGGTCATCAAACTCTTCTGGCATGTTCATAACCATATGCATCTCTAGGATTGTGTGACGATCATCATCCTCTATGATTGCATGCTCTCCATCAAGCTCGTCATACTTTTCTTGAATGTCTGAGAAATCTGGCTCTGGATCTGGCAGATCTACTTCACGGTAGAAGCCAGCAACTTGTAGCTCTAGTATCTCGTTAGATGTTTTCTTCATTATGTGCGTGTACCGTGGACAAGACGCAAGGTCTGATGCACCATAAGAAGCAACAAAGTCTTCCGCTGGAACAAACATAGCAACGGGACGATCCTCTAATGGATCATAGTAAACTTTCTTAAACGCAGAACCTGCAAGAGGAAGCTTGAACAACATCTGTTCAGTCTCATCGCGGTATTCTGTCATCTCTTCAGTCAAAAGATAGTTCATCTCTGTCTGGATTCTGTCTGCCTGATCTGTCTTTTCTGGGGTTAGTTTACCCATAATCTTGGTTCTTACAGGGCCAGACGCAGGGAATAACTCACCCATTGCCTGTGCCTGAAACCTAACAACGGCCTCTGTAAGAACTGGATGGAAGACACCAGATGCCCCCTGCCACGGTTGGCTACGTTCTTCTATCTTCATACCCAGAAGATCTAATCCCTTAACGTATGCTCTTGCCCAATCACGTCGAGACTCACGATCAGAATCAAAGTCTCCCACAAGTTCTGATGCCATTGATTGTAGAGTAGCTTCTTCAATAAACTCAGCTAGGTTAGCGTCGTGTTCTGGCCCCATGAGTTCTTCGGTAAGGCTTCCTTCGAAGTCAACGATTACACCGCCATCTTCTGTTTCAACAGAAATCGCGTCAGGATTCACAATCTCAACTTCAACTTCTGTAGCATCTGTTTCTTCAATCTCTATGTCTGAAGGTTCCATCTGCTTTTCAATAGCCATACCTATCTCCGTTTCATATACGCAGCATAGCTGCTTCTAGTAATATTCAACTGGTCTTTGGTATTTTGGTTCGTCATCCCAGTCATCCATTTCGGCTCTCACCCAGCCGCCTTGTCTAAACCTTAGCAGAGCTTGGGTGGTAGAGTCCACTAAATCATCGTGATCCCCAGAAGGGAACGATGCACATTCCTCAATCACTTCTTCTGCCCATCTGGTAGGAGGATACCATATTGAGCCGCTTGCGAACAGGTCTGTTACTGCATTTACTCTCGCAATCTTATCTTGTCCACGAGAAGGTGTAAACTCTGTTACTGGAATACCCATAGCTCTAAGCTCGAATATCAAAGGCGCACCAGAAGCTTTCTTCTCTACAATCATCTGATCAGGTTCAAATTCTTGGTACTTGTCATAAGCTGCACGTTTGAGTTCTGGAAACTCCAGCTTTTCTTTGTAGGCATCAAGCAAAATTATATTTGGTTGCCCTTCATTGTAGAAAACACCCCATGTCGTACAGGCGCTGTAGTCTGATCTTTGTGTTTTTAGGAACGCCGTATCCCAAGATTGTATGATGGCCTCACAATGTGGGGGTTTATCCGCCTCCCATTCTTGCCACCACTCACGTTTTATCAACGCACCCTCTTCGGAAGTAGGGTCTTGTTGGTATTGCGCTGACCACTTGGATACAGGAAGTTCTGCTTTTAGAGCATCAAGTTCTTTCTGAGACCAGAACTCAGGCCAAAGAGCGTTTCCAGAAGGAAGTATCGCAGGGAACTCAATCACCTCCCAATCGTCAACCCCTTCTCTATTGGACATAGAGTTTATGATCTGCCCTGTCAGGTCACGCTTAGACCATCTGGTCATCACAACAATGATCGCCCCTCCGGGCTGTAAACGCTGCCGTGGGCCTGATGTGTACCATTCGTAGACCCTGTCATAGACTTCAGGGTTAAACTGCCCCTGCTGGGCGTCCTGTTCGCTGTGAGGGTCATCTATGATCAAAAGATCCGCGCCCTTACCAGTGACCGCACCGCCAACACCAATCGCAAAGTAATCACCACGCTTGTTTGTGTTCCATCGTCCAGCAGCTTTCGAATCAGAGGATAGGGTGATACTAGGAAACACTTTAGAAAAATCTTCAGACTGAATCAGGTTCCTAACCTTACGACCAAATCCCACAGCCAGTTCTGCTGTGTGTGCCGTCTGAATAACTTTCTTCTCAGGGTATTTACCCAAGAACCATGCTGGCAGCATGTAGGATGCAAACTCAGACTTGGTATGACGGGGTGGCATGTTGATAATTAAACGCTTGAGTTCACCTCGTGCCACACGTTCGAAGGCTTCAGCCATATCTTTGTGGTGCCTACCAGAAATAAAACTAGGCCACATGAGTCTGACAAAGCTTATGAAGTCATCTTTAGCTTTCTTCTTGTTGTCAGCTTCTTCAAACTCAGACAGCAAGTCTAAGAGTTCTGCCTGTTGTTCTACAGGAAGTTGTGAAATCTTATCTTTCATTGCAGCAAGATTCTGCATGATCTCTCCTTTAGGAGGTAGGTAGACAAAAAGGGTGGGGAATGTCTACCTACCAAGAGACAAATAGGGAGAATTTCTGCCTCGCGTATATAGTATATATTATATTATATATATATTATATATATTATATTAGTCTACCGATATATAATATCGTCTACCGTAACGTCTACCGATATAGGGAAATAAAGTTCTATTGAACTAAATTCAAGTTTTATGTTAACTTGATATAGAAAGGTAGGTGTTATGGAATTATCTATACCAATGATATGGAATGTTATTGTTACTTTAGTTGTGGCACCTATGGCATGGTGGGTTAGTCATATGAGCAACGAAGTAAAGCGACTTAACATCTTGTTAAATATGACTCGTGAGAACTATATTAAACGAGAAGATCATCAATCAGAGATGTCTAGGGTGGTAGATCATCTGGTTAGATTAGAAGGAAAGATAGATAAACTAGCAGAGAAGGTCTGAAGACGGGAGATATTCGGTTAGGGTGTAGGCATCGATCCGATTAGTTGTGTCGCAATGGCAACGGGTGCTTTTAAAGGCTTGAAGGCAGCTATTGGTGCGGGAAAAGATTTACAGGATATGACAGGGCAGCTTGCTAATTGGGGCAAAGCTTTCTCTGACTTTACAAATATAGAAGAACGAGAGAAGAATCCTCCGTTCTGGAAGAAGACATTCAAAGGTAGTGATGAAGAAACTGCTATTGAGATCTTCGCTAATAAGAAAAAAATGGAACAGATGAGAGAAGAGATAAAAGATCACATCTCTTGGAACTATGGGCCTAGTGCTTGGAAAGAAGTTTTAGCTATTGAGGCAAGGATGCGTAAACAGAGGAAAGATGAGCTTTACCGCAAACAAGAACAGGTAGATGCCATCATCAATTTTGCTATTGGTGCCGTAATATTTCTAATAAGTGGGGGTATATTGTTCGTTACCTTTTATTTGATTGGTCAGTGGCAGGGGCGTTGGTGATTCTCATGCACAATAAGGATTGTTTCTAGATGTGGGTACTACTATGGCTGCAATTATCAAGCGGAACCTTTGAGCATTATCACGTAGGCAGCTATTCTAACGAAGAAGCCTGTAAAGAAGCTAAGGCAGAGGCTAAAGTCCTAGTGACTACCACCAACTCCAAAGTCGTATGCATCAAAATTGAGCGGTGAAATTAGTTCAATTGAACAAATACAAGTGGGCTGCGATAGATGACGACGGCACTATCCTAATCATTAGTAGTAATCCCAATATCGTTAGAACTAATGCACCAATAATTAAAGCTGCTCGCAAAAAGAATCGTTAGTGACCTAGTTCAGTAGACGATATAGCGAGCATATACGGGTAGTCATATTACCAGAACAGTTATTTCTTAGGAATATATATATAATTCAATGGGTTAATGATTCTTAGGACATCTTTTTTAGCATCAAATTTAAATATCCAATATTTTTTCTCAAACTTTGAACTTTTAGGGGGGGGGTATAGGATTCCTAGCGGTGTGTAATTGTTTGTGTGGAACATCATGTATACGTGTACGCGGGGGCGTCGCGCTGACAGGGGGGGTGGGGGTAGGTGGGGTAAGGGGATTTTATATTTAAATAGTACCCGTTCTTATTCTTCTTTTGAAAACCACCACAATCCTTTGACTGGCTGCAAATAGTGCAATTGAACTTATCCAAGTAGCCGATCAATCTTGGCTTGCAGCTCTGCCTTAATGCTATCTGCGTCACGTTCAGTCTTGTCTTCCGTCTCTACCTTATCGGTAAACAGTGCAACTGATTTACCCAGAAGTTCTAATGCTCTTACCCTAGATCCATCTGAGTTATCTGGATTGGTTGCTTCGTCTGTGAGCTGTTTCAAAACGAAATCACTTCGAGAGAGGCTCAACATGCGCTGTTGCTGTTCTCTATCCTGATGTAGCTGATCTAATCTTGCCCTAATCTTGCTGTTATTAACTAACCCATGCGACTGCCGATGTATCGTTGCTGCCTTCATATTTGAGGCATCATAAGCTTCCCTGTATGCATCACTAAACGACATGCCAGAAAAGACTGACATACAGAACGTCTCTTGCTTCTCTGTGAGACCATTGGGAAGTACAGGACTAGCACCCTTCTTTTTAGTGCCTGTAGGTTTCTTATTCCCCTGTACTACTGTTAGCTTAGGCTTCTTATTACTCATTGGGATAATCCTTCTAACGCTGCGCTAGGCTTTCGGGATTTTCGAAAACGAATCACCCTGACTGATTGGCACTGATTTGGGCCTAGCGATCCCCAGAAAAGTGCAATTGAACTAATTGATATCCTACCATCTAAAATTTTCTTTGTCACGATATCCCCTTATTTTATTAGACTTATTGATACTGATAGGTAATAAAAGGTAAGAAAGGGTAATTAGGGGGTTTACAGGGTAATCTAGAAATGCAATAAGAATGACAGACGCAGGGAAGCAACGAGGCCTTGATCCTCACAATCCCTCCGAACATAGGCTCACAAGCCAAGCCAATAGGCTCACCAAAGCACCTCGCCGCGAGGCACACGCCACCAGATATACTGGACGGTCTGTAAAAGAGAGATGCAAGTAGGACTGAACGGGATGCATTATAGAAAAGAATAAAGTGAAACAATCGAGAGCGGCAGCTATTAGTTGCCGTTGTCATGGTTTCATTTCAACTAACCATGAAGGAGAAAAACATGGGTATTTCAGTAAAGCCTTTCACACCAGCTATCACAAACTACGGTAGTCTTTTTAGCTTCAACATCACTGACGATAACGACTGCAAGTGGTTCTTATCAATCACGCAGCAAACTGGTGATCAAGTATTCGACTGGCATTTCTATCTACAGTCACCGACTGGTCATGAATGGGATTTAAAAACTGACGTGTTCCCTCGCACAGATGGATCATGTGGGTTCGACTTGAACAGTGCTTGGGATGTCCTGATGCTAATGGGTATCTTAAAGCATGACGGTGTTCCTAGAAAAACAGCCGCATAAGATTAACAGTGCAGCCTACGGGCTGCATCATTAACTTTATGAGGAGAAGAAAATGACACATTACAAAAACGCAGTAGCAGCTTACCAACAGGTTGGAAAAAGCACGAGCCGATATGAGTGCGAAAGCTTTCACGAGATGGCTCAAAACTTTATCAAGTGGCACGTCAATCAGGTGGGCGGTGATTACCTCGACACCTACTTGGCAATGGTAGCTGAGGCTACTGGCTACTATGAGAAAAAAGCAGCGTGATATCATGAGTGCAGCCCTACGGGGCTGTAGTCGCGGCATCATGCCGATAACAGAAACTTGTCAGCCAAAAAGGATGAACAGATGACAAATTCAAAAGACTTTACCGTAACCGAAACTGCAATCAACAATGTCTATCAGGCAGAAGAAAACATTACTGTCCTCAAGGGCAATAATCGTGACAACAACGACGCTGCCAACGCTCACAAAATGGGTGCGTATGGCGAGGTGATTGCATCGATCTCTCAGGTCAAACTGGTCAAGGGTAACTTGCCTCGTGCCGTGTCAAAGGTGCTACGCAAAGCATTGCTTGAGGAAGCTGGCCTCAAAGAGGCTACCGTGAAACGCTACATCGAAAACGGTGTAGGAGCTGTTCGATTGCTCAAGGATCATTTTGCTGAGATACCAACTCAATACACGCCTGACGCTATCGTAAAGGATCTGGCAGTGCTTGAGATCGACAGCGAGAACAAGCTTGCTAAGGCCGTCAAAGGTGAGAGCGACAAGTCAAAAGCTGAACGCCTCGCAGAACAGGTTGTCGGTAAGTTCTCAACCAAGAAGGATGAGAGCGGCAAGGTTGTCCAAGGTGATGTATTCAAAGACGGCCTGACTGATGAGGAGCTTGACGAGTTCCACAACATTGTACGTGAGCTGACGGCTGCACGTAAGGCATACCGCGACACTCAAGCTGCTAAAGCGGCTGAGGCTGAAGCAGCCAAAGAGAACGACACTGTAGACAATGCAGTTGAGGCTATGCTTGACGAGCTAGGCGTTGCGTCATGAGTTACCGTCAGAAACTCAAACGCCTAGAAAAACGATGGGCGTTCTGGGAAGGTGTGGCCTCTGGCCTCGCCTTCTCATCCCTTACAATCGGCCTGATGATATTCATGCTTGCATGGTGAATTTTTAAGTGCAGCCCCACGGGGCTGTATCAAAAAGTTCAATAGCACTTTTCAGAGAAGGAGAAAAAATGGAACAGGAACAAATCCTAAGAGAACTTGGTAAGATGAGAGACTGGAATAGCTTTGCCACGTCTCTGCTTCAACAGTATGTTTCGAAAGGCGATCTGTCAGACAGGCAATGGGATGCAGCGGAGCGTACCATCACCAAGGTTCGCCAGAAGGCAGACAATCGGGAAAAGAATACCCGTTCAGTTGATGTGTCTAGGATCAAGACACTGCTCGAAACAGCCAAGGTAAAGAAGCCAGTGTTCCGCGCTGCCGAACTTGCCTTCTCCCTCGCACCGTCGAACGGGAAGAACTCAGGGGCTGTCTACATCAAGCGCGGTCCTGACTACCAAGGCAAGATCATGACAGGTCAATTCGTACCCGTTAGTAGCTGCCACACTTCCACAGCAGACGCTGTAGTGAGGGTTGCTGCCAATCCTAGAGGTGAGGCCGTGCAACATGGCAAGGCTACTGGACGATGCTCATGCTGCGGCAGAGAGCTGACTGATCCTATATCAATTGAGATGGGCATTGGCCCGATATGTGCAAACAACTGGGGGCTGTAATGAAACAGATGGATGTCGAACAATACATCAAAGAATATAATCAAAGGTTGATAGATTTTTATGCAGATAGAAGTCTTGATGAGCTGAAGGACAATCTAGTCGAAGCTCAGGAAGAGCATAGTGCCGCTGTCCTAAACCAACAGCGCACTGGCTTGAACTCCGACAAAATCCACATTGAGGATACGTCGGTGCGAATACAAAATCTAGTAACTATAATCAAACACAGAGAGAGTGGAGAACAATCATGAAATTATCTCAAGCGCAAGCAATCACTGAGGCAGCAATTGAATTTGCTATGGGTCTCAAAGACGGACGCGATGCACAATACGTCGTGCCATATCTGATGTCAGGAGCTGGCATCGGTAAGACAACTCTAATCAAGGACATTGCAGCCAAGCGTAAGATCGGCTGCGAGATCGTGTCACTGGCACAGTATGATGCTGGAGAGCTAGGCGGTTGGGCCTTACCATCCGACGATGGCGAGAGCATGGTGCGTAAGCGTCCTGACTGGATGCCCACCAGTGGCGAGGGTATCCTGTTCTTTGACGAGCTACCACAAGCCCCAGTGTCCAACCAGAACATTGCAGCTCAGGTAGTCAACGAGCGACGCATTGGGTCTTATCACTTACCTGATGGCTGGGTGATCGTTGCGGCTGGTAACCGTATGTCTGACCGCGCTGGTACAAACAGCATGCCGTCTCATCTAAAAGATCGTCTGATGTTTCTGGAGATTGAAGCTGACCTAGAAGATACGATTGCCTACTACTACACCAAGCGTATCAATGAGAAGGTGTGTGCATTCCTACGGTTTCGCCCTGACTGGCTGCACAAATTTGATCGGGATGCCAATGCTTGCCCGTCTCCCAGATCATGGGAGCGTGTCAGTACAATCCTATCATGGGGTCTTGATCCCGTGAATGAGCTTGAGGCAATCGCTGGTCAGGTTGGACGTGCAGCTACGGCTGACTTCACTGGCTTCCTCAAGATGTACGAGAGTGTGCCAGACATTGATGAGCTGATAGCCAATCCTATGATGGCTGACGTACCGTCTGACCCAGCAGTTCTTTACGCGATCTGTGCGGCTGTATCATCACGCATCAGTACAAAGAACGTGGACAACGTGATCAAATACCTTGAGCGTTTACCACAGCAAGAGTTCGCTGCGTTCGTTGTCAAGGACGGTGTCAATCGCACCAAGGAACTCAAGCAGTCCAAGGCGATCCGCGAATGGATCATGAAGACTGGTAAGAACCTTATTCTTTAATCAGTGAACCGTTCATACACGTCAATATGAACGGTTCCATTTTAGCTTTTAGTTCTATTGAACTTTTTTCGGAGAGTGGAATGAGTAAAATAATTATCTGTCCTTTTTGTAGGACAAAGAATGTTGTGGGTCATATGGACTGGACTGCAATCAGGTGCATCAAAAGTAAATGCAATCGTACAATTCATCAGGATATCGAGAACATGATGGACGATGTATTCTCTACGGTTCACAGAAATATAAATAAATTAGAAGATGTAATGAAGGAGTTGGAGTAATGGATGCTCAAATGAAAGTATCACGGGCGGTCACAAGACTTGTGGTCAAGCACCCGTTCTTTGGTTCGCTTGCCCTGTCAATGGAAGTGAAACCAGAAGAAACCATCCCGACCATGTGTACAGATGGCAAGTCTATCTTGTGGTCACCGTCGTTTGTCGATGGCATGGATCAGGAAGAGACCGTAGGTGTCATGGCTCATGAGGTATTGCATGTAACATTCAAGCACATGCTGCGTCGTGGTGAGCGTGACCCTGAGCTTTGGAATATCGCCACTGACTTTGCAATCAACGACATACTTGTGGACGCTGGGTTTACCTTGCCAAGCGGTGGCCTTGTTGATCCACAGTACAAAGGCATGAGTGCCGAAGCTATCTTTAACATACTACCCGACGATGCGAAAGAACGCTTTGGTGATGCTGCGGCTATGGGTTCTGTGATCGACGCATCTAATGATGATGGCAACAAGCCGTCTGATGCAGAGAAAAATCAGATGGAAGCAAACATCGATGCCAAGATTATGATGGCTGCATCTGGTGCTAAGGCAGTGGGTAATCTACCAGCCGCTATCAAGGACTTGATCGAACGCATGAAGCGCAGCCAAGTTGACTGGCGTGATGTGATGCAGAGATTTATCGGTGGCGATCAGCCAGATGACTACAGCTATCGCAAGCCCCAGAAGAAGATGTTCCACATGCAAGGCATCGTTGCCCCATCGATACACAAGATCGGCGCGGGTGACCTCGTGGTTGGTGTCGATACAAGCGGCTCTGTAACGAAGCATGATATGTCCTTCTTCCTTGGTGAGCTGAACGCTATCAGTCGAGACATCAAGCCTCAGTCTATCACCGTGATCACATGCGATGCCAAGATCCAGACCGTTCGAAGATACGAACAGGGTGAAGAGGTTGAGAAGATTGAGATCGGTGGGCGTGGTGGTACACGGGTATCTCCTGTGTTCCAGTACATCGAAGACAACAATATGCCAGTAGATAACATGGTGTATCTCACGGACATGTGCGTCGATGACTACCCACATCAACCACATTACCCGACACTATGGGTATCCTGTTGGGAAGATGGCTCACCAGCACCGTGGGGTCAGACCACTTACCTTAAAACGTAGGTGGTCTCATGGTATATAGTGCGGCAGCAATATCAATCTGCATCCTCTGGTCAGTGGGTGCAGCATTAGGATGGTGGAGTATATGATGGATATCAAAGACCTAAAAGTAATGCCGACCACCCGAAGATCTGTAATGCCAGTTGTTATCGACAAACATTACATGGGTAGAGTGCCGCCAATCAGTGCGGCATTCGGCCTGTTCTATGGAGAGAAGATGATAGGTGCTATTACCTACGGGGTAAGCAGCTCGACCACGCTACGACGTGGTGTGTGTGGTGATGATGAAGCTGACAATGTTTATGAGATAACACGCTTATGGACAATGGATGAAGCGCCTAAGAACTCATCAAGCTTCTTGATATCAAAGTCTCTCAAATGGGTAGACAAAGAAATCATTGTGACGTTCGCAGAAATAGAAGCTGGTCACGTCGGCACATCATATCAAGCAGCAAACTTTTTCTACTGTGGTTTGTCTTCCAAGTTCAAAGACCCGAAGATCAGGGGCATGGAGAACAAGCATCACAGCACATATGCACGGGGCATGAACATGCAGCAAATCAAAGACAAGTATGGCGAAGAGAATGTTTACTATGTGGATCGACCAAGGAAGCATAGGTACGTCCTGTTCAACGCCAAAAAAAAACGACGCAAAGAACTTATAAAGTTATTGAGGTACTCAATACTTCCATACCCAAAGGATTAAAAGATGGAAATAAAAATAATCATAAACGATGAAGATGTGTCAGTAAATACAGATCAAAAAAGAGCTACGGCTAATAAGCCTGAGATACAACTACGCGATGACATGGATGTTCGTCAGCATATGGATGATTTAGCTCGCGCATATCTAAAGAATGCGCGTGAAAAACATGGAGTAAACTATACTAAGATAGCGAAAATGTTAAAGCTATCTGGCTACATGATGGCTAAAAACTGGATGCGAAAACTTGGAGTTTATAATGAATAATGAAGTTTGGCCTCATGATTTACGAGGTTTTATTTTAGCAATTTTTAATTACGATATTGTGTGGTTACCTTACGAAGATGAGGAGCCACCTTTTTAAGGAGAGGTTATGAATATAGAAACATTACGAGCATTAATATCTCTAGGTATACCATTTGAAGAAGCATACGGGCAGTGCTGGAGAGATCTTGTCTCTAGCGAAAATCACAAAAGTGATCCGATGTTTAGAGACCCTGAGATAATGAAGAAAATATCTAAGAAATTTGGTGGGCGTCCTCAGTATGGAGAGACACCAGAAGAAGCAAGAAAGAGAAAGGAAAAAAAGAATGTTTAAATTATTTTATACGCTGCTTGTTATTGAGTACGTTGTTGAAGGCCAAGATGTATCGACCACTGCAATCTTCCCCAGTGAGCATGCATGTTACGAAGCTATGGGCAATGATGTTCTTGACGATCTGTACGATGTGCTTGCTGATACATATGGCAAGGAGATCATGATGTATTGTAAACGAACCCCGTTCTCATCAGGCACATACGCACTCAGTGTGCGTCCAAAGTTGCGACCAGATGGGTAACAAGGCACTAAGTTCAATTGAACTAATTCGATGATAATAATTACAGCAAATGGCGCAAGACAAGCCAACTATCAAGAAACAAAAGAGTTCAGAGAGGATTTCAAAATGAATAGAGAAACTATGGTAAACAACTATCATGCAATACGCTACACATCTAGGGCGTTAGATAAATACTTTGAAGCCTATGGCTTTGAGGCTGATCACAAGAAAGAAATTGTGTCTGACCCAAGACAGTTTGGTTGGAAGGACGTGCTTAAAGGCATGTGTCCAGAGGCATTCAATTACATTCCTAAAGAGGATGCAGAGTTAGCTCAGAGATATGGGTCTCAGTTGGTTCAGCGTATCCAGTCCTTGAGAAACATCAACAGGGACACTGAAGGTTACCAGACAGTGCTATCAAAAGCTAAAGATGCGTCGCGTATCAATGCTGAGAGCGAACTGTCCAGTGCCTTTCCTTCACTTAACTGGATAGCAAATCCCAACATGGAAGGTTCGCTTAATGTGGATAGGGTTCGTAAGTCATACGAATGGAAACATCTGGTAGACATCCCGATCACTTGGTCAAAGAAAGTTTATGACGCTGGCATATCAACTATCAAGGCAGGTGATGGAATGCGGTTTGTAATGAATGCTCAGGAACGTAAGCTCAAGCGCATCAACGAAGCTGGCATACGTGCATGGGCAGTCGTTGCCCTATCTGTAAAGAACAAGGAAGCAACCTACGAGGATGCTTGGGTCATGTCTTACGAGACATCAGATGAGCCAGTGCTATCTGTTCAAAGTAACTTTGCCAAATGTGAAAGCTTGCTACGCAGACGCATCAAAGATACTGTAACTAAAGAGCTTCTTGATTTCTAAAAAAGGGGCGGCGAAAGCCGCCCAGTTTGGAGCAATTAAAATAACTATAGCACGAGATGTGATTTGGAAAAAGAGTTAACTCCAGAAGAAATATTAGAGTTAGTTTTAAAGCTACCTCAATCAGCCAACCCGACACAGGTTTGCGATCTGATTGTGAACATCGTTATAGCCTACAATATGAATGATGACTTTGCATTAATAGCTGCAATGGTTCATCAAATGCTTAATGAAATCAATGTTAACGATGTAAAGATAACTATACATTAGTCTGTAATCCCTCGGGTAGGTTTGCCTCTCAGACTAATGGTAACTGGCAGGGAATGAGTGACCGCTCTTCCCTGTCCTTTTTATTTGACTAATCATATTATTAATGCAATAACGATTACATTAATTAAGTAGTGGAGAAAAAATATGGCTAAACTAAGAGCAATTATTATAGCAGACATTGAAGTAAGCAACTTACAAACTGCTTTGGAGTTTGAGAAAACTATGAATGCTTACGCTGATAAAATTAAAGGTCACGCTGATCCTTCTGCAAACTTAAAAGATGGCGATGACTTAGTTATTGAAAAGGTTCAAGCCATGATACCAATGCAAGAACGCAGAGGTTCAACTGGTGGATTAGATCAAATTGTTTTTAGAGGATCTCGTGGAGAGTACTCCAAAGGCAAATTAAAATATAAAAAGTATTAATAAAAAAAAGACCACCCGAAGGTGGCCTAGTTCAGAGTGGAGAAAATTGTCAATATATGGGTATCAAACAATATCCTATCGCAAGATCTAGCATTCAAGTATGAATAGGTCAAACGGTTTCGATTAGCTTATCTGTTAAGTTGCTTATAAGTCGCAGCGTTTCCCTCGTGTTTAGATCGATAAACGCAACCTCAACACCATCGACAAAGACCCTGACCACTGGGCCTTTGTCGCCATGATGTACGACAAGAAGCTTTCTACTCAAGGAAGTCTGGTAGATCATTATCCACCTCACTGAAATGAGTTGGTGCATCAAGTATAGGATCAGGGATGTGCTTCTTGTATGTGGATGTAGGCACACTGAACTCTAGTTCTGTCTCACCTTGTTTGCCAACCCACGAAAACCTACTCTTCCATATGTGTATCTCAGACACGGGTGAGTTAGATGGGTTAGGTCTATGCACTGTTAGTCCAACATCAGCCTTTGCAAACCACGCAGCACTACCAGAAATATCATAACCCTTTGGTGCTGGCACCTTGCCATCGGCACCTCGCATCATCTTAGTTGGGTGTGCCACAAACCAAAGATGTATACCATGTGATTGAGCAAACACGCGAAGCTGTGTCAGCATGTCTGATATCCATTCTGTTTCACTTACGTTGTTGTCTCTTTGAATGTAGTTATACGGATCAATGATAGCCCCTCGAACACCATGACGTAGTACTGCTACCTTCAGTCTTTCGATAATACTTCCAACCGTGGACATCGATCCATCTGCTTGATATAAAAAGGAAAAGTTCGATTGAACAAATTCTTTTCCCTTGCGTAATTCATCTGTTGTTATGCGATCCATTGCCCCCTCAAAGAAAGGCTTGCGGATGTATTTACTGATGAGCTTGGCAATGTGAAGACGTGGTTCGTTTTCAAATGAACAGATAGCAAACTTCCAATTAACTTCCTGTGCCATGTTCACCATGATCTGATCTATAAACTCAGACTTACCAGAGGATGGGTGACCTGTCACAACGGTGAGCTGACCAGCCACCACAGTGTACAATTCATCTACGTTGTCGTATCCTGTACTCTCGCCACGACCCATACCTTTCTCATAGATCTCATCGATCTGATCATAGAAATGAGAAGCATCGTAGAGACCTGCGACAGGCCAAGGCTTTGCCCCCATGACGACATCATCGACACCCTCTTTACCTTGCCTGAGCAGCACGTCATTGGCGTCCTTGCATCCCTCTGGGTAATCTATTTTGAAGCATCTATCCTTGCCAATACGACGGGCAATCTCTTCCGCCATTGCCTGACCAGCACCATCAGCATCGGTGGCAATAATGATACGAGCAGCCGCTTCTATTTTTTTCTTAGCTGCCCATAAGAACTTGAATTTATTATCTTCTTCTGGACTTATCTGACCATCGACAACCTTCATGACTGCCCCGTTTGGTACAGATACAACGCTTTCATA